TCCGTAGACTTTTTGAGAGAGACGTCTAAAAATTTATCTAGGTTCTTTTTCTTATTAGTAAGGTCGCTCACTTCCGACTGAAGGTCGTTAACATCTACCTGGAGATTTGCCTTTTTCTTTTCTAAATTATCGACATCCTTCTTTAGAGCATTCACCTTTTTTTCGAAATCACTAACGATTGTTTTTATCTTTACGTCTATATTAACCCTCCTTTTTAGATTTCCCAGTTTTGTTCTTGGGCGCTTCTTCTTTTTCTACTATTGGAGCTCGAGTTTCCGGTATGTCGGTCTCAATTATTGCAAATTCATAAACACCTCTACTTATTTGCTTATTCTGTGCAAGCAAGTAAAGCGCATCGTCTATTTCTAATGCGACAATCTTTCTATCTGGATGGAATACCACCTTCCTTCTTCCGTCAAACAGCACCGCCTTAGGAAACATTTTTCCTTGATATGCAATATTAATCACTGTGCCACTCCTTTCTCTTGTGTGTCGATTAAGCTCACCTCAAATAGCGCTAAAATAACTACGGCCAGTACGCCTAGCCTAGTTACGTGCATTGTATCTTGAAACGCCATACTGATTAAAATTGCTATAATGCTTGCAAGATAAATCTTAGGCGTAAAATATTCTCTTCCTTTAATCCAAAGCTGCTTAAAATAGAATATCGCTGAGACTATAATTATTAAAAATGGAATTACTCCAAATTCGTACATCATTCTTAGGTACTCACTGTAGGTACTAGCTATTAAAGTAGCGCTCACATTTGTAGTAGCGATATAGTTATCGAAGCTATCTAAGCCCCTACCTAAGAGTATATTTTGAAAGGACTCCTTTAATGTAAAAATCCAAGCATCTTGCCTTGTTGAAATCTTATAAAAGAAATTCGAAAAAAGCATCGGCACTAAAAAAGCTGCGAATATTGCAATGACGATTAGTATGCCGAGAGTCGACATTGTCTTGTCAGTCTTTCTTTTTAGCCAGCAGAGCATAGCTAAAGATGCGAAGAAGGCTAATAGAGCTGTGTAGGATTTTATCAACAAGAGAATGCCGCCAATTAAAAGCGCAAATAATCCCGGAATGGTGGTTGACATCGGAGCAATGAAGCTAAGAAAAATTGCCAGATATTTTTCTTTCGCCATTGCGCCGCAACTAATAGGCTCGCTATATATTAAATTTAATCCAAAAACTTGGAGAATAAAAAATGCTATGTTTATCCAAGCGAGGACTAAAAAATACTTTACGTAGGATTTTGCATCTTTTGCACTAGTGATAATTGTATAGTATAGGAGCGAGCCGAAGACAATATTAATGAAAGTCAAAGAAAATCCGCGACCACTTCTAGTTAAAGCCAGAAGAATTGAGACGCTTATTAGTAGAAGTAGGCTTGGATTAGAAAACTTACGCTGAGAATCTTTTAATATCCCTATAGAAAAAAGGATAAGAGTACCATAGTGGAAGAGCATTAGCTGTAAAGATTCTTGTTTAATTCCAGGAAGGTACAGTGTTGGAACTATAAGAATAAAAGCTTTTAGCCAAGTATCAAAACTAGTAATAATAGATAATAAACTTTGCATTCGAACTCTCCACAGTAATGCCATTAAAGCAAGTTATGCCAGGAAGTGTTTCAATTTTAGAATTTCCAGATGTCGCCTCACCTATCTCTAAAAGAACTGTCTTCCCTGATAAAGTGGTATTGCTCGAATCGTACACTGCTATCCATCCACCATTACTAGTTGCAAGAATATTTGCCCCAAATAGCTGTCCAGGCGAAGACTTAATAACATCCGTTCCAGTTGTAGAGTCTAAGCCACTTGAGACTTGCCTATTTTCATTGCGCGTTTCTGCATAGACTGGGCTATATAAAAGCCCAACTATCATTAGCGCTAAGATTAATTTTTTCATAAACTCCTCTAAAGGTATGAGGTGGAGAGGAGGGATATTTCCCCTCCACCTCAATAAAGCTACCTGTACTCTGCTATTGCATAACAATCTGTTACATCTACGTACAAGCCGTTCTCTGCTTGAATCGGAGGGTCAAACTCGTATCTTTTTGTATTATACTGCGTCGCCTCTCCTATTTCTATAATCAGATTCGAACTTGTCGAAGCGCTGTCGTAGAAATTAGCAAACGAATTCGAACTCGTCGCATAGATTGTTAGGCCATATATATAGCACGGCCTTCCTACCATTACTGCATCCTCGGTCTTCGTAACAGTCTTGACGTACCCAGCCTTTGTGTCTTCCCTGTCGTAAGGACCAGCCAGTGCGGTTCCTACAAATAGAAGGGATAGGCAAATTACAAATAACATTAACTTCTTCATAATTATATCCTCCTTTCTATTATATGGAACCTGGGTTCTTGCTATAAGCTTTCATAACAAGGTAGTTGGGTGTATTCCCAGCCGAATCTTTTATTGCTTGGAAACCGTATAGAGTTTCAATTCCGACTCCAGTAATGAAGCCGTAATCGTCTTTATCCTCTATTCTTTCAGGTTTCTGGCCCCAAGTTAATGCCATTATTTCTGAGCCAAATGCTATGATACTAGAAACATCACGCTGCGTTACGAGGGAGCCTGTTGCGTGAATTGCCGCAGTTGTCGAGTTAGCTCCACGAGTACAGCCTGTAAAGGTCCTGTAAGTTTTGCCTGTATAGGTAATTTCTTCAGACCCAATTTTAAGCGTTCCGGTAGAACCAAAAAACGCTGTGTACTGCTTTTGTTGACCTGCGCTTGCCGCCGCTGCTCCGCCGACCGTCACAGTTGTTGCTTCTGCTGACAATTCTCCGTACAATACAGTCTCAGGTCTTAAAGGCGAACCTTGAACGCAGTTAGCTGCCTTTACTCCTCTTAGAGTATAGACGAGCAATCCGTTCCATTCTACTGGACGACCAGAGAATATAGGGTTCTTTTCGCTTCTAAGATGTGCATACTGCACAGCTTCTAACCATTTTGAATCTCCGCGTAAGTTGTATTCGTCGATTTCGCTTATTACTACTCCGTAATGATAGGTTTCTTGGCCAGATTTGCCTTCAATAGATATTGGCTGAGCACCAAGTCTATCCATTGCAAGCTTAATCTTATCAAGCTCCTGTGTAGTAAAAGTATCGTCGTCTGACAAAGTTGCTTCGCTAGTTCCGTTTCCTGCATAAAGAGTATTAGACGCTTCTGTCAGAAGCTCGCTAAAAGCTTCTTTGTCAAGCTTTCTTCCGAGCCAATTTGATATCAAAGTTCTAGCTTGCGCCATAATATCAAAATTGACCTGCTTCTTTACCTTTTTGGTAAATGCGACAGCATATCTTAGCCAGTCAACAGCGACATTAAACTGGCCAGTAGACATCTTGTCTTCATTGCCTCTTAACTCTGTTTCTCCTGTTACGCCTGGCCCGTAGAGCTCTGTCATGACCTGAATGTGTATAACGTCGCCTGCCTGATTAACGAAATCTGACTTTTCTATGATTGGCTGTCCTGAAAGCTCTGCGCCTTTCATTGGACCGAAAAAAGATTTTCTAGCTGCATCCATTCTCAGTCTTGCTTGCCAGATTTCCGGCTTGTTATAGTCCAGGTCGCTATCAGAATCTGTATTCATCGCGACCATGCTAGTAGGAGACGTGCCTTTTTCATTAAGCGATAGTGTCGCCCAAAGTCTCCTTAAAAATTCCATCATGATGTAATCCCTTTCTTATTTTTTGAGTTTAGAAAGGCGTTCATGTTCTTCTCTCTCAAGTTTATCGAGCTGCTCTTTAGTCATATTGCTTATATCCATAAGCCCGACCTTCTTTTGAGGCTTCCCACTTCCGTCGCCCTTCCCAACTATAAACTTCCCTTTAGGCTTTGGCTTTCCTTCATTAGAAGGCTTTTTGCCGCTAAGAAGTTCACTCGCTCTTTTGACTGCCCAGTACCCTGCTTCAGGCTTGCCTCTATAAGTAGACTGAAACTCCTTATCAGACTTCATTATTTCGGAAGCCTTCTTTCTTAAAGGAGAATCTTTTTGGAGAAATTCCGGGTAGTCTTTTATTATCCTATTTTCTGCTAAGAGCACTCTTACATAATAAGAAAGCTCCTGAACATATCCTTTAGCAGAATCAAATCTCTTGTTAATCTTTTCTACTAAAGGCCAACTACTCTCGTCTACTTCTTCTTTGCTAAAAGCAAGTTTGTCAAAATCGAGCACTTCTTTTCCGTCTTCGTTAGGCTTTTCTTGAGACTTTAAGACTTCTTTATTGATGTGAAGTTCTCCATTCTCATCTTCGACTAAAATTCCAAGCTCAACAAGCTTCTTAGCCTCAGTGGCCGTCTTATTGACCTTATCGAATCTGTCGCGCGGAATGTATTTGGAGCGGTCTTTACCGAGGTCTTTACCGCTGCCCTCGTCAGCGCCTTCCGCTCCTTCTTCGCCTTCTCCATCTTCAGAAGTTCCTTCTTCTCCTTCAGAGCCTTCAGAACCATCTGCTCCTTCTTCAGCACCTTCTTCACCCTCAGCTCCTTCTTCGCCGGTAGCAGTTGAGCCTTCTTCGCCCTCATCTTCGCCGCCGACAACTCCTGCCTCAGATTTTAAAGTGCCTACAAGCTGCCAAAACCATTTTACTAAAAACATATTACCCTCCAGTTTTATTACCGAGAGCCTGCCTCTCGTGGGCTTCCTTTAAAGCAGTTCTCACTTCAGTGAGATTTTCCATCTGCCATATAAGACTTCTTGGTTTATTTAAAAGAGAGTCTATCTCATTAATTCTAGCTATGAGCCTAACTCTCATATCATCGGTTTTCATTTCAGTTATATCTTCATCTAGTAACGTCAATAAAAGTCTCTCCTTGTCCTCTTTGTGTACTTTTTCTAGTAGCTGGTAATCCGGATTCATAAGGAGTCTTTTAGCAGCTTCACCTCTAAGCCTTATCTCTTGACGCTTTGCTTCTGATTCTAGCGCAATATCCTCTTTAGACTTGCGCTTGAATATTTGATTGAATAGGTTTTTCACCCTGACCTCCTTGAGGTGGCTTTTGTCCACTTAATGCAATTGAGTCCAAAACTTTCTGAGCAGCATTCCCTTCAGGCGTTCCTCTTTTAATCTTAGCTGTAGCTTTAAGCTGTTCCAGTTCTTGCCTCTTCTTGAGTTCTTGCTGAACATCTGCCTGCATTCTAATCATCTCCTGCTGAATCTCCTCCATAGAAGGAAGCTTTGCTTGTTTTATATTATATGCATCGCAGTATATCTGAGTAAGAACCTTTAGATTGTTCATTGTTGAAGGCGTCTGAGGAGAAAAGAAAATATTCTTAGATAGCATTGCTAGGTTTCTCTCAGCATCCTCTCTTTTCTTGTAAACATTTGCCTCAACAGATGTCCCTTTTGGTATAAAATTCCATCCAAGAGACATCGTAGTTGCCTCAATTTCCCTAAAAGGATTTTCGCTAGACTCCGTAACGTAAAATACCTTTTTATCCATTCCGGCTTCTTTGAGCATCTTAGCAGTCATTCTAATATTGGCTTCAAAGAGCTTTTTATTAGTCATTTGTAAAAGCGCAATCATGGTATCGAACGAAAAATTCCCTTCACCTATTATTGCCATAATGCCACGCGCTGTCTTATTCTCGGCAATACTTGAAACTGAACCTGTCGTATAATCTGTTACGCCGAAGAGCTTTTGAATTAATCCCAGCGTAAATTCAATTATCCATTGAGATGTAAATTCCGACCTGCTTCCCATATCAAGTCTACCGAGCCTTGCTTTATCTGTTACACCCCAGAATTCATGAGGTCCAAACTCATGTATCTCTGGGTCAAAGCCTGACTCCTCGTCATAGACAAACGGTGGATGAGAATTGATTGTATCTCTATTAGCCATATTATTAAAGAAGCAGTCTATCAAATCCCTAATCCCTTTTGCGAACTCTGGAATTGATTTCCCTTCAAATCTATGAGACATTGGCATAATTTGATAATGAAAAAACATCCTCTTACCACGATATGGATTTTGTATCCAGCCAAGAAGCACTCCTTTTTCAAGGGCGTAAAGAGCAATGATTTCTTTTGGCTTTACTTCGCCATTACTGTTTTCAATATCAACTTCTGCCCATACTTCAATCAAGTCGATTCTCTTAGTGATTAAAGATTGGGTGTCATCAGTTTCACCTTCGTCTTTCAATTCGTCTAGATTTTCATAACCTCCGTCCCCCTCTTTTTCTGATTCTCTCTTTTTAAGCCAGCTCCAAGACTTTTTAAATCTATGAGCACACCAAGGCATTTCATCTATGTCCCAAGTATCGCAGTCTTCTGGGTAAATAAAATTGCGAGGGTCGACTGGAACTGCCTTTGTTCCAAAATAGGTTTTATCTGTCTTCTCGTACGTTATTTCCTCGACTCTAGGAATAAGCCCCGTTGCCGGATTGACTGGAGGCTGAAAATCTTCAGCTACTTCTATTGGATATCCGTCAGGCCACTCAAGGTCATATTCGTTCTTATTATTCGGATCTGGAATTGGCTCATTTGTCTGAGGGTCAATTAATGTAAAGTGAGTCTCTTCCCAGGAATACTCCTCATCTGCCTCAATAAGCTTTATTACGCCGTCTCCGGCTAAACAAACATCCATTGCAGTATCAAAGAAATTTCTCTCAAAATTCATTTCACATTCAAGCGAGTAGGAATTATATTCTTCTACTACTTTTGCCTTATCGTAATCAGATTTGCCCCTACCAGATACATTTGCTATAGGCTTCGAGCCTAGAATAGTTTTTACAAACCTAGCGACAATTGCCCTTATTGTTATTGCTTCAATTGGAATGCCGACATCACTAGAATCTTCCCAAGGTTCAGTCTTTGGAAACTTCTCCGGGTCATCGCCGTAGCTTAGGCCTTGAATTGACCTTACGGCTTCGAATCTTTTAGTCCAAGCATCGATTGTCTTCTCCCTAGACTCAAAGGCTTTAACTCTAGGCTTAACTGTTCTTTCGATGAAATCTTTTATGATTTGACTTTGCTTATTTCTGTCTGCCATAAACTCCTCTTTTTAGCAACCTGGAGGTGTAAAAAGCCATACTATTGCAACAATGATTACTACTACGCACATAACTATAAACATTAATACCACCCTGATTTATGTTTTTCAGCTTTGCCTCTACTCGAGCTTTTCTTTTTATATCCTTCTGGTATCACTCCGTGCTCTATCATGTTTAAAACTCTCATGTACTTCTTAGGGTTCTTAGAATGGCCTACTACTTTACCAGTACCCTTCTTGACGACTTTATTTCCTACAATTTTATATGGCATATTAATATCCTTTCATCTTCATGAAGCCGAATTCTCTTTTCTCAGCATCATCAAGCTCATCTTTAGACATACTCTTTATCTCGGAAGCAGAAGGCTTTAATTCTATGCCAAGTACATCAAAAGAGTAGCTGCATGACTTTTTAGATTTGTTGACACTTTCGTTGTAGGAATTTAATTTGAGTTTAACTCTACAGACAATCTCTTTATTTAAGTCATTCTCGTCTAATGGAAGCTTCGAGTCAATAGTTAAATACGGGTAGTAAGTTTTATTAGAATTCTCACTTATAGGACTTACTTTAGTTTCGCTTTGCTTTTTCCCTAAGTCTATCATTTTTTCCCTCCAAATGCTCCACCGAGCCTATTTCTGATATGATTAAACATTCCTGGTGTAGCAAGCTTAACTTCTCTTTTTCTCTTCTGTGCTCTTGCGACTATGTTTATGCAGTCAGTCAAAAGGTGTATCATATAAGCCTTGTGCTCTGTTATCATAGCTTCTTGAGCCACGAGCTCAACTCTCTCTCTACCATCTCTTTGCTGATGGACTCTTACTTCCATCATCGTAACAGTATTAATAACGTCTGTAGGCTTCTCTTCGGGTTTACCTTTGGTTAAATCTTTTAATTCGCCGTCTAGAGCTTTGTCGTGTCCATTATTCCCACTCATTAAACCCTCCCAGTCTTTTGCCTAGTCCTATGAAAATTCTTTTTCACTTCAGCAAACTGTTGACCGAATAATCCCATGATATACGTATCGGCTCTATTTGTTGAGCGACCGATGCGAGTTTTAATGTCTTTTTTCTGTTCGACTTTTATCTTGCCACCTGAAGTGATTATCTCGTATGTCGGAGCGCATAATTCTTGAATAAGGACTTCGTCATTTGGAATAGTTGTAAGACAATCTGAGAAAAGTACTCCAGCATGCCACCACATTTCGTCTCTTTGATTCGCAAATTGAACTTCCTTCTCTTCTCTTGTTGGCTTCTCTGCTGAATTTATTCCTAGGACTAAATGTCTTCTTTCGCCTAAGAGTTCTCTTAGCCTATCATAGACTCCAAGTCCTAGGCCGCATTTATCAACAATAATGAGATCGGATTTAAACTCATTGAAGTGTATCAATATTCTTCCAGCAGTCTTCATTGTATCTTTTTCGCCAGAGATATCCGTTTTAATTATTTTATAGCCCTCCATATCATAAATTACAGTATCGTCTCCACCTGCGCCAATATCAGAAACGGTTACTTTGACTGCGGGATTAAATCTAAGCTCTCTATTAACTGCGTCTCTCACCCACAAACTGCGTATAACCTTCGTTTCTTGCCCTTCTAATACGCTCCAATCGCCATTTAAATACGCTTCTAGGAGTTCCGGACGATGCTTAAACGCGTCTTTAAGATTATCGATGTAGTCTTTAGAGAGAAATGGATTGTCGCTTGGTAAAGCTTGGAGATATTTTTTAGACAAAAGCTTGTTTTGATTATAAACAAAATCGTCTCTTAAAAAGCAATCTGCCGGATTAGCTGTAAGTAGGAGCTTCTTTGGAATTTCGTGGCCATCTATCTTTAGTCTCATTGTGCCTTTTAGCATACCATAGTCGTCTCTATTAATTTCTTCAGCCTGGTCAATGGCAATAATAGCATACTCAGCGGAGTTAAACTTTTTGATAGACTCCTGACTATCTAATCCGCCGAAGACAATTTTGACATTATTGATTATTATCTCGCCGTCGTGTTCCTTGAGTTGATATAAATGGTGCGGAATAAATTTCTTCCAGGTTTCAAGAGTGGTATCGCGAAAGTCTTTTGCCTGCTTTCTACCCATAAAAGCAACTGGGAGGGGAGGCTTTAATTTATCAAAGGAGAACTTGATTTGGTTATAGAGAGCGTCTATGTGAAGATACAGCCACCGACAAAGGAATACTGATTTCCCTCCACCTTTTGCTCCGCCGTAACAC